TTTATAATAAATAATATTTTTAGGATTAATATTTATAAATTAATATTTTATAAATAATATTTTTAGGATTAATATTTAATAAATAATATTTTTAATAAATAATATTTAATAAATAATATTTTAGGAACTAATATTTAATTAGAATAAGCTGTACCAGCCATACCGGACATTACACGTAAAACATTATAATTAACAGTATAAATATTTACTACAGAGTTAGAAGAAGAACTGAAATTAGTATTTATAAATGAACTATCAGCGGCAGCATTATATTTTCCTAAATCTAATTGTAAAGTAGCATTATCTATACGTGAAAAGTTGCAGGTGCCACTTGGTTGATGGTCTTCAGGTTTTAATGCAAAACTATATACATTGATACCATCAGCAGGAGTATTAGAGAAATGTTGGAATGGTTGTACATAATTGAAATAATAACCATCACGTGATTGGAAACGATCATGTCCATTTAATTGTAATTTAGCAGAATATACGGGATTGTCAGAACCATCAATGAAATTACCATAATTGAAATAATTTACAACTTGATAAGTAGCCCAATCCATTATAGTATTTTTAACTGAATTAGTACCGGTGGCGGAATATTGTTCAGTAATAGCACTAGATATATCTTCCATAGTTAAATCATTACGAACAATTATTATATTATCTAATAAATTATTTAATACTTCTTCATCAGATGAACCTAAAGATAAAGACATTTTTTTAGTAGCGTCAGCATCGGATTGAGCAACTATTTTAACTTCAATTTTATTTACAGGAATACCATTAACAGCACTATTACGTACGGGATCAACAACATCACCTTTCTTAGCACCATCTAATTCATCAGCAGTATATTCTACATTAGTGTTAGCTGTATGTGCTAAAGTACCAGGTAATTGAGCAATAGCTAATAATTTAGCATATCTTTCAAGAGCATTAGCCCAGTTTCCATCACTAGCATAACCTACAAATTTTCCACGAGTTAAATATTTTTGTAAATGAGGTGCCCAAACTAAATATTTACTAGGATGATTAAAGTTTAATCTATATTTATTAGAAGCAGAGGTTAAAGATTCAGAACCAGTGAATTGTAATTGTTCTATTAAATATTCATGAGATGCTTGAGCAAAACGTTTACGTTCTTCAGAATCTAAATAAACATAATCAATTAATAAATATGAATCTTTCATTAATGCAGAAGAGAAAGTAGGTTGAGTAGATCCACGCCAGTTAATACATTGTACTTGTTCACGGAATTTAAGAGTAATACGTACATCATGATATTGTAAAGCGATTAAAGGTAATGCAAGGCCATTATTACGATTAAACCAAAATTGTAAAGGTACATATAATTGATATTTAGGTTTAGCAGTTTTAGAGATATTAGTTAATTCAGAAACATTACCAATCATACGATTATAACCACGAACTTGACCTGATTTATTTGTTAATTCATACCATATATTTAACCAATCACCATATTGTTCATCAATTTTAGAACCACCAATTTCAATTTTGACATCTTCTACTAAAGCATGACCTAAACGATGAACATAACCCCAATTTACATTATTAACAGCTACACTATTTAATTCAACAGCAACATACATATTAGTAATTAAATCACCATTACGATTAATATTACAAGTTACAGTGCGGCCGAAATCAGCAGCACCATTCCAAGTTTGTTGAATACATTCAACAGAAAAGTTAGTATGTCTACGATAAACAACTTTAAAGAAAGTAATTTGAGGATTACCAGTTAAATAAACATCTTGTGCCCCATAGGCAACTAATTGCATTAAACCACCGCCCATTAGTAATATATAATAATATATAGAAAAAAATTAAAATATTTTTTATATTAATTATAACGCAAAAAAATATTTAAAAAAATTTTTATATTTTTTTTATTTTTTATATTAAAAATTTATTAAATTAATTTTTTTATATATTTTTTATATTAATTTTTAAATATTTATTATATATTTTATTATTATTTAAAAAGTTTTTATAATATAATATTATGAATAAACATAAAAATAAAAATGTAAAAGAAACAAATACTTTAGATAATAAACATCGTGAAATGGTTAAATATTTTAATGAATTAAAAGAAGAAAAAAATAAAATATTATTAAATATTGAAACACTTAATAATGATTTATATAATATAAAATCAGATATTAATAATACTAAATTTAATGAATTATTAAATAAAAAAGAAGAATTAGAAAATGAATATAATAATATTAATGTTTTTAATTTATGTGAAATGGATTATTATGACTTATCCGGTGATTTAATACTTGATTATTATAAAATTAGAGATAATATTGATGATAATATTAAAATTAGTAAAAATATTTTAGACTTTTTTGAAAAAAAAAATATTACTAAAAATAATAATAATAAAGCTCTTTTATATGATAAATATTGTCAAAGAATTGAAGGTATTAGAATTAATCATGATAATGGTACTAATAGAATTAAATATTGTAATGAATGTAATATTGAAAAAATTTTAGATTTAGCTGAAAGTGCTTATATATGTCCTTGTTGTGGTGATAGTGAAAATATTATTATTGATGAAGATAGACAAATTAAAGATTATTCACCATATAAAAGGCTTAATCATTTTAGAGAATGGTTAAATCAATTTCAAGCAAAACAAAGTCCTGATATTCCTGAACAAGTTTTTATTGATATTTTAAAAGAATTAAATAAAAATAGAATTAAAGACTTATCTATTTTAACAAAAAAATTAGTAAAAAATATTTTAAAAAAGTTAGAATATAATATGTATTACGAACATGTATCATATATTATTAATAAAATTAATAATTTACCACCACCTAAAATAACTAAAGATATGGAGAAAATTTTTATTTCTAATTTTATTAAAATTCAAGAACCCTGGGAAATTTTTAAACAAAATGGGCGAAAAAATTTTTTATCTTATTCTTATGTTTTATATAAATTTTGTGAATTATTAAATTTAGATCATTTATTAGAATGTTTTTCATTACATAAAGATCCTGATAAAATTATGGAAAATGATGAAATATGGGAAAAAATATGTAAATATTTAAAATGGGAATATATTTCATCATTTAAATAATTTAAAATTAATATTAATGAGTGATAATAAATTAACTATAAAAAAACATATGAATAATATTATTAATTTTATTAAAAATAATAATATTGATATTATAAAAAAAAACTTAATTAATATTATATTTAATAATAAATATTGTGATAAAGTTTATGGACGAGGGTTTTATGCCGTTGTTTTTGAACAAGGTATTAATAATAAATTTATTTTTACAATTAAAAATAAAAGTTTATCACAAAAAATTAAAATTAAATTTCCAATAATAATAAAAGAACAAAATGTTAATAATGATATTATTAATAATATTTTATATATTTATGGAACTAATACTATTATGACTGAAAGTATTATTTTAATGTATATACGTAAATTATGGTATAAAACAGTTCATTTACCTTTAATTTTAACATTTAGTACATGTAATGGTAATATAATTAATAAAATTTGTAGTATTAAATATGGATTATCTAAAAAAATTAGTTTAAATATTAATAATAAATTTTATAATGATTTTGAAATGTGGGATAAAAATTTTATTTATAAACCTGTTTTTGATAGTTATATTAATAATTTATTTGATTTATTATTATATATTAAATATTTAAGAAATATTGATGGCACTATCACACTTCCTAATGGTATTAAATGTTATATTTATGAATTAGTTGATTATATCTCTATTAGTTATCTTGTTACATATCATTTATTAAATTTAAATAATGTTTTTCCTTCTGATTTATCACTTAATAATATATTTATTCATTGGTTTAATAAAACATCATATTATAATTTTACTAATATTCAAAATACTCAAGAAATTATTTATAAAATTAATAATAAATATTATAAAATTAAAACTTTGGGATTTGTTATTATTCTTGGTGATTTAGGTACTAGTATTATTAAAATTAAAAAAAATACTTTTATTATTGGACATTCTTATAATTTTAAATATAATTATGATTTAATTCCATTACTTATTAATAATTTTAATAATTATAATTTATTAATGTTATTTTATAATTTATTAGATTATTGTACTTTAAATGACTTTAATAATACTATAATTTATAATATATTAAGTTTATCACCATATAAAGATTATCCTTTTGTTATTCATGAATATAATATAGAATATGTAAAAAAATGTAAAACTATTCCTGAATTATTAAGTTATTATGATAAAAAATATAGTGTTAATAAATATGAAAAAACTGAATCTAATATTTTTATTGATATAAAAAAATATATAAATTAACATAATATGATAAAAGAAATATTTAATAATTTAGGTTGTATTATTTTAATTATTGGTATTATATTATTAACTATATATATTACTAAAGTTTCTAATAACCATTATGCTAAAACATATGATTATGCTAAACGAAAATATTATTTATATGATGATATTTATTCTTATAAAATTTCTGATGTTGTTAAAAATATGTTTGTTGAATCTGAAATTTTACAAAATTATAAAAATATTAATAATAAAATTTATATTTAAAATTTAAATATATAACCACATTCTAAACATTTTACTATTGTGGTTGGTGGTTCATCAGCGGCACGCATTTGTTTTTGTGTTATTGAACAATTTGCTTTATTACATTTAGAACATGTAAAAACACTAGTACCTGTAATATGATTTTTTTTATATTCTTCTAATTCACGTTTTTTTATTATAGATTCATATAAATCTGGACTTAATTCTTCTGATTTTAAAAATGCTAAATGTTCTGGTTTAATTTTATTTTCTAAAATTGAATTTTTTAAAAATAAATTATAATTTAAATATCCTAATAAATCATCACATTTATTATTATAAATTTCATCTTGTATATAATCTAAATTATATGTATTTATATAATCCATTGTATAATTATAAATACTATTTTCTATTTTTGTTGATATTGTTGAATTTTTAAAAACTTTATTAATTTCATTTATTGTTTTTTCTCTATTCATTATTATATTTATTATATAAATAATTATTTATATTATTTATATATTTCAATTTTTTTAATTTAAAAATATATTATTTTTTTATATAATATGAAAGTTGCAATATATAATGGATTCTCATTTATACATTATGAAATGATTGGACATGTTATTGAATATTGTATACAATTTAATTTTGATTTTAATATTTATGCATGTTATGACACTTTTAATAAAATGGAAGTTGAAATATATAGTAAAATGGAAGAAACAAACCATTTACCTTATAAAGAATATGATATACATTATAAAAAACATTTATATGGTATACAATGGAAAGAATATTATGAAAAAATTTTTAATAATAAATTAAATTGGTTTTATCCTGAATTATTAAATCCAGATAATTATGATATAATTTTTTTATTAACTGATTCTGATGTAATAGGTTCTTCAATTGTTTTAAATAATTATGATAAAATTATATGTATTTTTCATACTGATATTAATGTTAAAAAAGTTTATTTTGGTAATATTTTAGTTAGATATCAATATTTAAATAATAATATAAATTGGGTTTTACCTTGTTATATAGGTATTACTAAAGAAGATAAACAAAAATTATTATTAAAAAACAATAAAATTATAGTAACATGTATAGGTAGTGTTTATGGTGATATTAATGTAGAATTAATTTTAAAAAAACATTTTTATAAAAGTTATGATGAAATTGAATTTAATATTATTTCTAGAAAAATAAAATATAGTTATAATTCTTCAAATATTTTATTACATGAAAATTGTAGTACAGATATTATGTATAATATTTTAAAAAAAACTAATTATATATTTTGTATAAAGTCCATAGATGAATATAATGCATCAAAATTATCTGCTGTTATTCCATTAGGTTTAAGTTTTGGATGTCAATTAATTATACCATCTGAATGGTATAGATATTATAATTTAAATTCTGTTATATCTTATGATGAAAAATCAAAATTTATATTAGATAAAAATATAAATTTAAATTCTATATATAATGAACTTTTTGATTTAATACAACACAAAAATAATATTTATAATGATTTATTTTCTGAACGTAAATTAAATATTTCTTTTCCCGAATTATATATCCTTAAAATATCTGATATATATAATATCATTTTACCTAATATTTATTTTGGTATTGATAATAAATTAAAAGAATACTTTAAAAATTCATTTTTTTTAGATCATGAATTAGAAAATATTAATGAACCTGTTTTTATTTATATTGATAATATTGATAAATATTTTAATATTA